GTTTCCCAGTCACGATCGGTGGGGGTGACGCTCCAATATTAAAAACATGGCAGGAATGGTTTGAAGAAGTTACTGGAGTTGCTAAAGAATCTTTTGGTAATCTCGGAGCAGTAGCTGCACAAAACTTTGCTGATTCTCTTCAGCAGTCATTTGCACAGGGTAGAACTTTTTCTCAGATATTAGGAGAAGAGTTTGATGCTGTTGCAGCAGTTGAAGAGCAACAGGATCTTGTTAGAGAGGCATTCAGAACCCTAGCTGCAATTCCTGAAGAGGAAATTAAAGACGCTGAGATTTTTAAAGTATTAGGTATAAATGCTGAGACTACAGATAATGCAATGCGGGGATTAACCACGACTTCTGAGAAGCTGAACCAGCAATGGCAGACCTTTTCTGAGCTGGCAGTATATAAGGATCTTGAGAATACTAAAAATGAATTAACTCTTTTAGGGAAAGCATTTCCCGGCGTTTATTCTGAAGTTGATATTCTGGAAGAGAAATTGGCTGCACAGCAAAAAGCGTTTGATAGTTTAACTTCTCTTGGATTAGATCCATATGATGCACAGATGCAAGAAGTTGGGTTGGACTTGATGACCTTTGAGGCTCTCTTAGATAGGGCTAATAGGAAAATAGAAGAACAAGAAGAAAGTGTTTATACACTTAGGGATGTTTGGAATGATTACAAGGACGATCTAGCAAATCTTGGATTGGATGCCTTATCAGATACCTTTTATGAATTAGGTAATGTACTGGGGGATTCCTCAAAAGATATGGATGACTTTGCTGATGCTATGAATAATGTGTTGAAGTCTATCTTAGATGCTCTCCCAGCTATGTTTATCCAAGCGGGCCTTCAGGCAATTATTGCTGGGAATATGCCTCTTGGAGTAGGTTTAATTGCAGCTGGAATGGCTGGAAGTTTTGCTGGTGGTTACGTAGATGGTGTTACAGCTGAAGCAGACGAAACGAATGCTCACGGAGCAGTCTACTCTTATGCAAAGGGTGGAGCTTTAGGTTCCTTTGAGAACTCTATTGTAAACACTCCTACAAGATTTGCCAATGGTGCTGGTCTTATGGGTGAAGCCGGTGCTGAAGCAATTATGCCATTAACTAGGACTTCTTCTGGAGATCTTGGTGTGGCAACTGTTGGTGGTGGAAGTGATGCAAATGTAGATGTCACAGTTATTAACAATACTGGACAGGAAGTTACGCAGCAGGAAACTACCAATGCAGATGGCTCAAAACAGCTTGAGATTGTGGTTGGTCGGATGATGAATCAGGCTATAGCTACGGGACAGTTAGATAAGAGCCTTAATTCTTCCTATGGCTTATCAAGGAGAGGTTACTAATGGCAGACTGGCCTTCATCTCTTCCTCAGTATCCACAGAAGGGGGGTTTCTCAAAAGCCCCTGCTTCTCAGGTTATTTCAACTAGTATGTCAATTGGCCCTGCCAAGAGACGTAAGCGTTATACTAAAAACTATAATGTATATAGTATGACGTTTGAAATGACTTTGGATCAGTTTGAGGATTTCGAGTACTTTTTTAAAAACGATTTAGGATATGGGGTTGTGAATTTTAATATTCCTGACCCTTTTCATATAACAACTACTCTTGATGTAAGAATAGTTGCTTCCCAAGGGAGTAACCCTTATACCGTAACTCAATGGGGAGACTTGTACGATAGTGTGCTTGTAACTTTGAATTTGAGGGAACTAGCATAAGGAGAAATTATGGCAATTCCAGATTGGCCTACAACACTTCCCCAAGTACCTCTTGAGGATGGATACAGTAGTGCTGTTTACTCAAATGTTGTGAGTGATCCTGATGGCTCAATTTTTATTAGCAGCAGGAGAAGATCTGCTTTGGATATCTCATATCATTCAGTTACTTTCAAGTTTTCCAAAGCAGAGCTTCTGATCTTTCAAGATTTCTATGAGAATACGTTGGGGGGAGGAATACTCCCTTTCAACATTCTAGATCCAATTGGACAATCGATTGATATGAAAGCAAGAATAAATAGTAATAATGACTCAGCCTATTCTCTGGCTTATGATGGAGACACAAGAGAATATTTGGTCTCTTTTACTTTAGAACAATTACCATAAGGAATAAAATATGGCAAGAAATATTTCAACATCTTCAAGAGAAGAAATATTAGCATCACAATCAGATAAGGTATTTTTACTTATGTTAAAAATATCTTCAGACGAGTTAACCACTCCTTTGTATTTTGTACAGAATAATGAAGATATAGTTAGCAATGGAAATACATATAAGGCTATTGAGTTTTCAGCAAACATTCCAACAGAAGATAATGGAAAAGTACAAGACTCATCTATATCTATCTCAGGAATCACAAGACAGGTTACAGAAGCAATCAGGAGTATTGTTAATGCTCCTGATGTAGAAATGTTTCTGGTAAGGGCTGATATCCCTGACATTGTAGAAGGTGGTCCATGGTATTTTAAACTAAGAAGTATATCATATGATGTAAATACTATCACAGGGAGTTTGAGATATGAGACAGCCTTAAATAGAAATCTGTCAACTATAAAAGTAACAAACCAGACATTTCCGGCAGTGTATGACTAATATGAAAGAAAAATTTGATACATCAAAATATATAATGATTCCCTACAAGAATAAGGGAAGAACATCTGAGGGGTGCGATTGTTGGGGGTTGGTCAGACTTGTTTACATGAAAGAGTTTGACATTATCCTCCCTACTCTCCTTGCTGCATATTCTAATGCAATGGATGGTGAGAAAGTTTCTACAGTAGTGGAGGCTAATAAACCTTTAGTTGCAACAAAGCAAAAAGATGCTCCAGAGTATGGGGATGTAGTTATATTTAATATGAGAGGAAACCCTTGTCATGTAGGGGTATATGTTGGGAGAAACAAAGTGTTGCATATTTTAAGTGGGACTAATTCCACTTTAGAAAGTATGGATAGCTTTAGATTAAAAGGAAGGGTGGAAGGATACTATGAAATCTCATGATTCTGTAGAGGTGTTAATTTATAAGCACCCTTTTAAAACTGAAAGAGAAACAATATATGTAGAGAAAGATACATTTAGAAAAATATATACAGGACTTGAACTGGAATGGGATATTGAAGATTATATCATCTTAGATGGTGATGAAATTGTAACTGATTTTACTCAGATGCCTAAGAATGACTATATATGCATTAAATGTGTTCCTAAAGGTGGTGGTGGAGACTACGCCGAAGAGGGGCAAGGTATGAAAGCTGTCGGTGGTGGAATAGCTGCATTGGGGCTGGGGATTGCTTTGCTGGCTACTGGTCCTATAGGAATAGCTATAGGAGCTTCTATTGCTATTAGTGGTTTAATGACATTGGGCTATGGGCAGTATCTTTACAACTATGAAGTGGATTCCTCTACTTATTCAGGGTATGAGCCTGAAGATATAAATTCCCCTTCTATTAGTGGGTCAAGAAATAGTGGAAACCCCGGTGGGATAATCCCAGTATTATTGGGAAAACACTTAGTTTACCCCTTCACTGCATCAACAGCTTATGTTTCAAGCCCTAGCAATGCTGGGTCTCAATACTTAGCTGAGACTACTGGCGATCAATACCTTCATCTGCTTCTATGTGGTGGTTATAAGCAAATGTCCATAGATATATCTACTTTGAGATATGGTGACATTCCTTATGACTCTTATGATTTTGGTGATGTGACAACTCCTTATGAATTTTTGGAATCTTCTACACAAGGTTCCTATTATAGTCAAAGAGTTTCCCAAGAGTCAGTGTCAGAAGAGTTAACTTCTTATGAAGATTTTGAAGCTGATACATTGGTTGTACCTTATATTGAAAAGACTACTTCCACGAATACCAAAAGAGTAGTTATTACCGTAGCTTTTCCTGTAGGGCATTATAGAATTAATGAAGGGCAAGATCCTGCCGAATATACGACTAAGCCGGGGCAAGTTGCTATTAACCCTGATATAGTAGAAGAAGCATCTTTAAACTATCAGAAGAATTCCACGGCAAAGTCTGCTTTTGTTTTTGAATGGAAACACACAGGTGCTGATGACTCTACTTATCAGAAATTTGGAACTAATACTTACTATGCCACTGTTAGTAGTGGGGGGCCAGCTGAATCAGCTTACACTCTAGTGAGTGGAAGTTTTAAGTATGTGTGTAGACTAACTGTGAATATAACCTTTGATAATGATACCCCAAGCAGTTCAGATTACAATGCCAATAGACAGTACACTATTAGAGCACATCGAGTGCCATTAGTAAGTCCTGATAAAGAACTATATGAGCAGGAAGATATATCTGTTGTTTCTGCTTATTGGGAAAACTTAACTTCCTATGTAGCATCCTATGATGATGCTTCTGCTGCTGATCAAAACCCAATAGATTCTGCAACTAAAGCTAACCTGAACGTAGGATCTTTTAGAATACTAGCAACAGACCAGATCCAAACTGCCATTGATAATGTGAATTATGAAGCGACAGCTTATGCATTAGCTTATAGTGGTTTAGGTTCTGGATATACCTCATGGACAAATACTCTCACAAAGAACCCAGCTTCTGCTTTTCTGAAAGTGCTGACAGATCCTTTGATTAACAAAGAACCTTTAGAACTAACGTCTGCTAGAATAGATTGGGAATCTCTTGAGGAGTGGTATACTTTTTGTGAAGATAAGAGCTTAGAGTGTAATGTGTATGAGGTGAGTGAAGTAACTCTTCAGTCCACTTTAACTAATATATGTTCAACAGCTATGGCTTCATGGAATGTAGTTGATAATAAGTACACTATAATTATTGATACATATAATACTAACATAATTCAGTATTTCACTCCTAGAAATAGTAGTGGATTTAGTGCTACAAAAGCATTTAATGATATTCCTACTTGTTTAAAAATGAAATTCATAGATAGTGAAAATGGCTATATAGAGGCTGAAAGATATGTTTATAATGATTCTTATAATGGAGATCCAAGATCTACAGATACTGTAGAGGAAATGGAGCTTTATGGAGCTATGTCTGCATCTCAGGCATGGAGGCTTGGAAGATATTCTCATGCTGTAGCTAGATTAAGACCAGAGGTTTTTACCTTCACTGCTGATCTGGAATACATTATGTGTACTCGTGGGGATAGAATTAAACTTAACCATGATGTACCTCTATTTGGATTACTGAGTGCTAGAGTAGCTGTTCCACTTGAAAGTGTAGGGGAGACAACAGGAGTTAGTTTAGACGAGATTGTTCAATTTGAAAATGGTAAAGATTATGCGGTGACAATAAGGTTAAAAGATGGCACAAGTATTTCTGCAAATGTAACAAATCCTGAGATTGATACAAAAAGTGTCCTGTTTGAGACACCAATTTCTGGAACGGGGATTATCCTTGGAGATGAGTTAGTTCTATTTGGGGAACTTGGTTCTGTTGATGTTGATTTAATCGTGGAGAAGATTGAGCCTAATTCAGATTTGGGAGCTACCCTTACTTGTATAGAGTACAATGAAGCTATATATACAGCTGACTCTGGCACAATTCCTGCTTATAATCCTAAGATTTCAAAAGGGGGTAAAACTGCTTTAAGTGTAGGATCACTTCCTAAAACGCAGCAAGAGAAGGTTTTAGAAAATCAGCAGTCAATCATAGTCTCTGATAAAGTAACTTACTCTATGTCTGCTGCATATCCTGAAAGTTTTCAGGCAACGACAGTCATGGGGCAAGATGCCTCAAGTTATGACAAGTTAAATTATTTGTACGTCAATTATGATGATGGGAATAAAATCTATAAAACAGGATTACTTGGAGGGTCTAATGGAACCGCAATAAATGCAGTTTCATCCAGACTACCCTACCTTTATGGTGATTATATTTATTATATTAATCAGGATGCTGAAGGACAACTATACCAGAAGGGTAAAGATACATTAACGGATGGTGTATCTTTTACGACTAATCCTGTTTATAAATATTGCATTGATAAGGATATTGGGGATATATATTATATAAATCCACTGGATAATAACTATATTTACTATATTGAATCTGGCACATCTGGCAATGGTGTTTTGTTTAAAGACATTCCTTGTGGTGAGGTTGGATTTGATAGTGGTATACTATTTATTTTAAAATTAGAAGATGGTTTTATTTATTCTATAGATATGGCAGACACTGATATAGTTACACCATATTATACTAGGGATACAAT